ACCCGCACGGAATGCTGTTGGCTACGTGGCTGGGCCTACCTTGACCCACGTGGGGGTCGCGGCGTTTGTACACAGGTAGACCCCTCCGCTGTAGATCCCGATCTCTCCTGCGCTACCTGCGGGACGGTTTCCGGCTGTGCCGTCCAGAGGGTCCGTCGCAAGAGTACGCAAGATTAGCCGCCCCGTGCACGTGACGGTGTCTGCGGAGGTGTCCCCCAACGTCGTGTTGCCGTTCAGCGCGACTGCAGCAGCGGCGGTCACCGTATCGGTCCCAGCGTCGCCAAGAGTGGTATTGCCGTTCAGCGCTACGGCTGCGACAGACGTTACCGTGTCAGTCCCTGCGTCGCCGAGAGTGGTGTTACCGTTGACAGTTAGAGCTCCCGTGTTAGTTTGAGCCCCTGTGACAGCGAGTGTACTGGCTGCGATCAACGCGTCGTCGGTCTTGAGGGTGTCGGCTGCGGAGCGGTACAGGTTCGTATCTGAACCGAAGTAGATCCCGCTCGCTGCGGTCGTACCCTCCTTGACGTTTACCAGGCCGGTGGTGACCAAGTTGCTTTGGCCTACGACTATCTTGTCGAACTTGCGAACGATCAGGGTCGACGCATACGCCGAACACACGATTGCCAGCAACAGCGCCACGGCGAGGGTCTTGGAACGCATAGACGAACGGGTACTCATTGTCGACTCTCCTTTGGGTAGGGCCCTCATGGCCGTCGCCACAAGGGCCCGTTTTACGTTCGGACTCGCTTAGCCCTTGTAGCCCACGGTCGCGGTCTTATCCGTCGCAGTGAAGACATGTTCGAAGTCACCGCGCCACGACGCCACCAAGTCCCAAGACTGGGATCGGATGAACTTCTGCTGTTCGAGAGTGACCTGCTTCCGGTCACCCACGAAGTACGCCTGCCGGTTGACGAGGTTGACACTCGCGTACGTATTGCCGGTTCCACCGTTGACCCCGGTATTGTCCAGGTCTTCGCGAACGTACGCGGACGGGATGACGGGTATGCCAAAGAACCTACCGACCTCGCCGGTCTGCACCGTCGCTCCTGCGCCGTACTTGTCCACGGTCGTCATGAGCAGGTTGTTCTGAGCGTCCTTGATGAGAAGCAGGTCGTTCAGGTGCGCCGGACCGAAGAGCCACGCGAGCTGATCGGGGTCGACCCCGTACTTGCCCATAGCGCTCTTCATCGAGAGGAGCGTATCGGCGTTGAAGGTCGAGATATCGACCTTGCAGCCGGTTGTGTTGAGCCCCCGGTAGCGCAGTCCGTACCAAGCCCGTTCGACCGCGTCCGCGCCGGACGCCTCGACGTCAGTGTCCATGTGGACCGTGGTCATGTCGCCGTTGATGATCGCGTTCTCGATACCGTCCGCGAGGCCAAGGACCATCTGTTGCTGCAGCCAGGCGATGATGGGACGGAACACGTCTTCTGTCGCTTCCTGGGTGACAGGGATGTGCACAGCGACGGGCTGTGCGGTGAAGGTCGCCTTGCCGGTCAGAGCTTCGGTGCTCTGGCGTCGGTCGACACCCTGGGTCGCCAGGTACGGCTTCGGGCGTCCGAGTCCAACGGGGGACTTGTACGTGGGCGTCGGCATAGGCATGACCGGGAAGAGCGCAGCGACGCGAGCCTGCATGTGTACGGACTCGATGAGGACGTTCGAGAACCCCTCAGGGACCCACTCCAGTCCCTGGGTAGCCGTGACGGTGTCGATGGCCTTGCCGTACGTAGAGGACGCGAGGGCCAGGGTCTTGGTCTTGCGCAGGCTATCGATGTCCGTGACCTTGCCGTGCTCATTCAGGTACCCGCAAGCGGCAGCCACGAAGTACAGCTCGTCGTTGAGCTTCTGACCAGCGAGGGTAGCCTCGTCCGACGCCGGAGCGAGGAGAGTCTCAGGCTCCAGGGGCCAGCGGATCGACTTGAAGTTGCCGCTCTCGACCAGCGGCTGGAACCTCGCCTGCGCCATCTCCGCCTTCAGGTGCTCATGCTCGTCTGTCAGCTTCTGGTACCTCGCTTCGAACTCCTTCCGCAGAGCGACGACCTCGTCCACCGTGTCCGCAGTCTCTCGCTTCTGCTCCAGGGACGCCATCAGCTCAGAAACGGCGTCCTTGAACCCTGCGTTGATACTCTCGGTCAGCTTCGCGGCTGTGATCTCCATGGCTCACCTCAGACGATTCGTATGATGTTGTTGCTCTTGCCTTGCGTCAACGCTTGCAGCTTACCGCAAGCTCCAGTCAAGGAGCTCTGCATCTCTTCCGTCATCTGACCGTACTCAGTTGCACTCAGGCTATCCGCCAGTTCGGAGATGGACCTCACCGCACTCTGGCGGACTTCGTCCGATAGACCTCGGTCGCGTTTCGCCCAGTGTCGAGCACCGTTTGCGACGGACTGGGAGGACTGCAAGCACGTACGCATGTTCTCAGCGATGACACTTTGCTCCAGGAAGTCCATCTCTCCCGATACGAACTGAATGTCCTTCAGCGAAGCGGGCCACTCTCCGGTCCATTCAGGCATACGCTTCCCGCACTTGGCGTAGGCTTGCCGGAGGATACTGAGAGCGTGAGCCTTGCTCTCCTGGGAGGTGTCAACCCCTCCCTTTCCCCCGAGGAGTCGCACCATCGCGCATGCGACTCCAGACCAAGCGAGCTTGGGCTTCCCGTCAACGATATCCGCGATGGGGAGCTCGCTGTTGAGCAGGTAGCAACCCTGCCGAGACGTCTCTGTTTGCGCCCACCTGCGGATACGTCCGTCCGCTTCCCGAGAGTCCCATTCGCGTTCCCGCATGTCGACGTCCATCTCCAGCGACCGGTACCCCCTGAACATCGGCAACCCCAAGGACTTGGAGAGCTGGAACTGGGCTTCTGCACAAGCTGGCATCCCAACGACGGAGATCTCGACGAGCTTCAAGTTCGTCCAAATCCAGGCTTCCTGCTCCTTGTCGTAGTAGCCGAACTCGGGACTGTAGTCGCCCCGGAACCCGATAGACATGCTGCGCACGGTCTTGTCGACCGAGACCGCCTTCCAGACCTCTTCCGCCTTTACGGTCGTGCCGAACAAGGCCTTTATCCAGAGGCCGTCTTCGACGTGAATGCTGGCGTCCAGACAGCGTCCAATCGGAACGTCGTACCATGAGTGATTCCAAAACATGACGGGGTTCCGCAGGTAGCTCTGAAGGCTATCCGTGAAGGCGACCGGCTTGACAACTTCTCCGTACGAGTCGACCGCAGGTGTCGAAGCCCATCCCGAAGCGGTACGTTCCTCTGCGTTGAGCCCGTCTTCCTTCCACGCCATCAGGCGTACCTGATTGTACGGCGGTCTGTTCTTCAGCAAGTCGTCCACTTTGACCCTCCTATAGCGTGGTGGACGTGGCGGACGCAACGGACGCTCCGACTTGCAGAGTGTCCCCTCCTGGCAGCGGTTCCAACCCGTCTTCGATACGGACCTCGTTGGGCGTACGCTGACCAGAGCGGATAAGAATAGCGTTTGTCGTCGCCATGTCTTTACGGTCTTCCTGCAACGCGTCGATGTGAGCGGTGCTGAGTACCACACGGTACCTCTTGCTCGGTTCCTCGAACTGCCAGGCGAGCTGTTCGTTCGCAGAGCCCTCTATGCGACGTACGTAGCGTGGTATGACTGTCTCCGTCCAGAAGGCCTTTCTCTGGACTCGAAGGTTGCTGTAGTTGGCGTCTTGTAGCAGCCCTACGACTCCAGGAGGGACCCCGTACAGACCGCATATCGTCTCGCGTGCTTCGTGGCTTAGGGCCAGCCCTGCGACCTTGTCGGGGTCCGCTCCCACCGTTTGGAACTCGGAGTCCATACCGAGAATGAGAGGCTTGCCCTCGTTGTCTATGCCACGCCACATCGACCAAATCAGGTTCATCTTCTTACGCTCTTCCTCGTTGATCACCTTCTTGAACTTCAAGACGCTCGGAACCAACCCTCCCGACTTCATGAGACTGTACTTGTACCGGGTGAGAGCGGAGAAGAGATTGATTACGGGCTCCAGGGGCTTAACGGGTGGGATTCCGTAAATCGGATGAACGCTGAAGGTCCGAAAATGGACAACGTCTGTATCGGGAAGGAAGTCCGGGTCCGCTCCCATCACGCGATACCCTTTGACTATGTTTGACCGTATGCCCTTGCCTGTCTCGATGGTCACGCGGTCAGAAGGCAAGACTCGGATAGCAGACGGGTACTTTGCCCCCTCCGGGAATCGCATCAAGTGCCAATAAGCGTTTCCGTCCAAAGCGAGCCACCCAGCTGTCATCTCCAGCAGATCGACGATATTCTGGTCGGAGTTGGTGTACGAGAGGAGCGTCAAGAGCTTGTTGACGCCGGACCCCTCCCACTCCCCGTCCTTACCGGCCTCTTGTGTCTGCAATACGACAGACCCAACAGCGGACGCGATCGACGTCACACAAGCGAACACCCAAGCCGAGACCTCGAACGCTGTTGAGTACGACTTGTCGTTGATGGACGGAATCGTACCCTCCGGTAAACCAACCATTTGGAGGATGTCGAGGGAGTCCGACTTCCGTCCCCAGTGCCACGGCATCTTTAGCATCAAAGCACCTGCATGAATGCTTCGGATTGAGAACGGAACGAGTACGTTGCGTACCGCAGAGCGTCCATCACGTGATCAGACTTATCGTCTGGAACGTCAGGCTTAGCTTCACCGTCCGCCCCTGTCTTCCACTTGTACTCTTCGATCTCTTCGATCAGTCGAGGGCACTCAAGGTCATGTACGAACAAACGCCGATTAGCGAACAGGCCGTTGACACAAGCGATGCCAGGAACGATCGCGTTGTCTGCAGCTTTGCAGCTTACCCCCTCGCGGATCATAGTCTCAATGTTCCCAGGTTCAGAAGGGTCAGCGTAGAACATCGAAACGCCGTACTTTTTCTGGAGTGCAGACGCTACTTTTGCGAGCTCATCTGGGGTCTTGTGCGTGACGTAAGTCTCGTGAAACGCGTGGTAGGTCCCGTTCCTGTCGCGTCCCACTAAGAGGATAACCGCTGGGTTTGTCCAGCCCCAGTCGATACCGCCTATGACGACCTCGAAGGAGGGTGTGGCTTGCGGGCGTTGTATGCGATTCTCCGCTCCGAAGACCGCATAAATGAGCCCCTCATAGGTAACGTACTCTCCGCCAGCTTCCTGGGCGTAGAAAAGGGTCGTCTCTCCGTACTCAGCTTTGAGCGAGTCCGTATACGCACGGCCGAGGTAGACGTTGTCTGCCGTAGTTGCGTGTATGATCCTGCGATTCGGACTCGACGTGCCAAGAGCCTTAAACGCCCAGTTGCGTCCTTTGGGCGTCATTGTCACCGCGACCTGCTGGTGGAATCCCGGTTGACGTATGCGTCCGACGAAGAACCGCCACGCGTCGCGTTTCCATAACGCGACTTCGTCACCCCAGCCCCAAGCGAGGTCGGCTCCCAACAAACTTGACGGAGAGTCTGCAGAACGCAAGAAGATCGTCGAACCGTTCCACAGCTTGATGACTTTCTCGTGGGTGTTCCACCGCCACAGTCTGTCCAGATTTGTCTTGCGCCCAAGGTCTTCCAGGTAAGGCACAAGCGACTGACTCATCTGTGGGTGCGTGTGCGAGACTATCATGCCTCTCGAACCGGGCTGCGTTAGGGCTCTTGTAAGGGCCCAGAAGCTGCCGGCACGTGTCTTTCCGGCCCCTGCCCCAGCTTGGAATACTACGACGCGTTCCTGGGCTCTCAGAAACTCTCTTTGCTTAGGGTATCCGATGAACTTAAGCCTCATCAGAGCCGCCCTCAGGCTCGGTGCCGTCACTTTCTCCCCCGATGATGACTTCGACGTCCATGTCGATGTCTTTCGCTTCTCTGGAGGAGGAGAATACGTCGGGACGTAAACGCTCCAGCATCCAAGCTGCGGCTCGCCACTGCCTGGGGTCCTGCGCTGCTGCGTTAAGGTTGCCCACGTGATTGGCAACAGCGATGGATTCTGCGCGTCGAACCGCTTCGAAGATACGGTCGTACGGAGCCGCGCCCTCTTCACCGAGTCGCATCCACCGCTTGAGAGCCGTCGAAGAGATGTTCGCCAGCCAACACGCGTTATCGGAAGGTACACCCATCTCCACGAATCCGATGAACTCATCAAACACGCGTTTGGCGATTACGCGACGCAGTGGCCAGAGCTTCTTCGTGGACATGTTCAGATTATGCCGAAAGCCCAATTTCACGCAACAGCTATCCTTTCTGACGCGACTTCGGTGTTACGAATTGAAAACATGCTTTCCACCCCGTTTGAAAACCGCCGTCTAAAATAGCACACCTCGAAACCTCATGGGCGCCAGGGGCCCGTTCGGCGTTTGCTATTTTAGACCCAGAATTGGGGGGTATATACCTACTGCCTCACACCTCTTTCACCTGTTTTTTGTCCTTTTTTCCTCTTTTTCATCTACTTTTTAGGTCAATTAAGTTCATCTATTGTCATATTTCAAAATAACGTTCTGTAAAGTTACTCACTTAACTATGACTTCTAGGTATATACCCTCCTCAAGGATCCGTCAAAATCAGCGCGACACCCAACAACCCCCTCGCCCACAACACTCCGTTGCGACGCGAACAGTTTGCGCAGTTTGCACCCCTTTTGCGTTTTACGCCCCTTTTCGCCCCCTTTTCCGTCGAACGCACGGTGCAAATGCGTCTAAAATAACGCACTGAAAACACTGCGACCCTCGCACCCCTTCCACACATTCGCTAAAAACCGAACTAGATGCGGAACATTCCAGTAACAGCCGCCACAATCTCATCGATCAAACGCAGCAAAAAGCGCCACCGCCAGGTGACGCTCTTACCCCTTTTCACGTCGACGCGCTTCTAAGCCTTTCTAAGCCCACGCGACCTCTTCTTGGGACGCTCCCTCCGGACAGCCCCTATCCGCAGCCCTAAGTCCTGCTCAGACACCGCAACGCGCGTCTCAGACTCTCGGCTGTACAGGTAATCCCAGTATTGCTGACCGACGCTCGTCAACGAGTACTGCACCTCCGGCGCACCCCGCCTACCGCCGTCCCCCTTCACCTTTTCACGGCGCAACACCCCCAGAAGGACCATGTTCTCCACGCTTTCCCGTAGCGTCGTTCTGGGGATACCGACGGACTCCGCGATTTCCTGCGCTGTTTTCCCCTCTGCCCCTACGGACTGAAAGATGTCGAGTTCGAACCCTTTACAGGTGTCCAGCGCTACCCGCTCCGCCAGCCGGTAGGCCTCCCTGCCAACCACCTTCCCTCCGTCCAACAACTGCAAACAAGTAGCGAGTTTCTTCAGCTGCTTCGCCAACCGCGTACCGACCTCCGGCTCCGGACGATACAGGATGTTTTCACCCCTGAAATCTCGAGACACCTCCCCTCTGAGCAGCGCCACCAACTGCGCCAGAACAACAAACCGCTCCACCATATCGGCTCGAACCTCCGGGAGCGCGTCCAAGTCGACAAGGCGACTCTCCACGTAACACTTCATGACTCCACGAAGCTCAGACCTCATAGCGCCCTCATGTCCAGAGTTCCGCATCGCTTGCATCAGAGCCTCGGGACCCCCAAGCTCGCGCATCTTGTACATCAAGAACCGTTCACCCAGAGAAGCGGTCTTGTCGGCTTGGACGTGATACGTCACCCCTGCGAGCATAGAAAAGTGAGACTCGTAGATCCGGTTTACGCCGTTGCCGAATGTCTTCTCAACCGTCCCGTCGTAAGCCCCTCGTAAGATGGCGTAGACCTCATCCCGTTCCGTTCTCGGCATAGACAAGACTTCCGTAAAGTCTTTGAGGACGAAGACCTTGCCGTCCAGCAATGGTATCAGCGAAGGGTCCAGGTCCCCAGGGAGGCGGAACCCGCTGACCAACGACCGAGGGGTCAGGGTAGACCTCACGATCACCTCGTCACAGTCCGCCATCGAGGTCAAGAGTTCGGTCTTGCACCCTCCTGGTGGAGCGACGAGGAACATCCAGAGAGGGTCTCCAGGGATACGGTTGGACAGCGCGACCGCTAAGCAGATGCGGAGGGCGTCCTCGGTCTCAGAGGTCATGCGTAACCACTTTCGGAAGACCTCTACCACCTTGCGTATTGGGATTGTGGTCGGTTTGGCTCTTGCTCCCTCCTCGACCGCTTCCGACTCGCCGGAAGGCCTTAGCTTGCCAAGCTTGGTGACTTGCACCAGCATGGCTTCAAGACCCTCCAAGCTTCCTCCGTCTGTTAGGAAGTCTCGTAGGTCGTACCCTTTTGGGGTATCGTCAGGCCAGGAAATCACCCGGACGGAGCTACCAGCTTCCAACAGCTTTTCAGCCACGCGGTCCATCCCTGTCTTGCCTGCGAGATCTGCGTCATAGACAACGTTGACTCTGCGGTTGGCCAACCACCCGGTCCACTCGTCCCTCCAGACGTTGGCCCCTGGGACAGCTACGATATCGACCTCATCGCCTATAGCCTCCCAGAGTTTCATCGCGTCCCACTCGCCCTCGCACAGCCAGACCGCTCTGCCGTCGCCCGGCAGGTGCAAGGTATGGGCGTTGAACAGAGCGGACTTCAACCCCTTCGTATTCAGAGGAGGGCGACCGAGGTAGAAGTGCCTCAACTGGATCAGGGACCCCTTCATGTTGCGTACTGGCAACAGCCATTGGTCCCCGTTGTAGGCGAGTTCAAAGCGCTCCAACGTGTCGACGCTCAGTCCGCGGTTTGCTGCGAGACGTCGATAGTGGGCTACCCGCGTTTCATCGAACGCGTCGTCCCATACGTGGTTCAGGAACGTATACAGATTGCCGGACCGCAGACAGTCGCCCGCCTTACAGCTCCACTGGCCGCTGTCAGCGTTCAGGTAGAACTTCTGCTTACCGCAGAACGGACAGTGTCCGTACTTCTCGGGCCCTGTCTCCCCAGTGAAAACAGTCCCATACGCCTCGAACACGGTGCCCATACTCATGCGTCACTCTCCGGTTACTGGAGCTGCGTACGATGACCCGGTCACACATGGACCTCTTGCTTGGAATCCCAGTTCCGAACGCTCTTCTCAACATCAACTGGAAGAGGTATACTGTAGACACCGTCGTGATCCATCATTTCGTGCACTAACCCCTTCAACACCCACTTGTAGTTCTGGCCTTTGCGGATCTCAAAGATCAGTTCGTCGTGAAGGGTCATGACCAAATGCCCGTCGATCCCGTAGTCTCGAAGGAACTGCGAGGTTTTGATCATCGCGCGCTTCAACTGGTCCGTGGCAGATCCCTGGATCTTGTAGTTGACAGCCGTATAGGCTTTACCTCTGGCGACCCACAGCCTACGCCCAATAGCGGTCGTTG